TCTTGCGTTAGTTGTATCGCCGAATGAGGTGAATGTTTCAAAAGCTCTTGGATACAAAATTTGCCTTGCATTACTTCTATGAGTTGCCTTTGTAGAGAATAAAGGATTTGGGTTTAAGTGTTTCTGCGCGTCAAACCTAGACAATGCATTGTAATTTCTAACGGTGTATGTTTTCTTTGTTGAGTCATATGACATTAATTTAGAACTCATCATTCCGCTTCTTAATCTATCCATGTAGTCATACGAAATAGGTAATTCATATTCAGCAATACGTTTGTAATCTTCCGCGACGTTAAGTATGTTACCACCAAGAGGAAATTGATCACGAGTATATTTGTCATACAAGAACTCTTGGAAAACTATACCATCATAGAGAAGTTCTAAAGACTTAAAATTAAAACCATCTCTGTTTTCAAAGAAAAGATATGATGGTGATTGTGATTGAGAAATACCATTATCCGCCAAAAACGTGAGGTTCTTCACGGGAGACCAAAAATTAGAAATGTATTTAATAGAGTTTCGCGTTTCTTCAACCAAAAACTTTTTAGTTGACTCCAACCCATCCATCTTATCCATAACAAATGTTGGTACAATATCGGATATTTTACCAGAGTAAACCTTGCTGTTTTTCTTATTCGTATCGACCAATGCTTCATACGAAATAAAATACAACTCATAAGCTGCTGCTCGATCGCCAACAGTGATTTTATCTGCCATTTTATAGACGTGAAACTTACCCTCAATCTTCGCATTAATTTGAGGTGTTGTAATTCTAAGTTCTAAGAGTTCCTCGCCGATAAGTGGGAGGACGTTGGATAAGTCCAAGGTGTCTTTTAAAGAAATAATACCTGTTATGAATGGTGAAAAGATATCTTCAAATACTTGTATTTGTAAAACTTGACCTTGAATGTCTTGATAACCACCCTGTGATGTCACGATAACTGCTCGTTCGATGTTTACATCGCCAGCAAATCGTAAAGAGTTCTTATCTTTGTATTCTACATTACTCATAGAAGTTCTTCAAAATTCTTTATAACTGTTTCAATCAATGCAGGGGAAACTAATTTAATCTTACGTTTTTCATCATTCTGGATTCTATGTAAGTCTTCCCCTGTAATTGGAATTGCGCCGTTACCTGGGTTGACTATGTGGCCAGAAGAATTTACATAGTGTACTGGATTTTTTTCTCGGCCAGTTGTTGTTATAGTTAATTCTCCAACAGGGTTCCCTGGAATCTTATAGTCAAATTTAACATTAGTAACTGCAACTGTAGAGTTATCATCTAAAGTGAGAGAACTATCATTCTCAATACTCTTAATTCTACCTATCTTCACCCCACTCTTTGTATACAAATCCATACCAACTAAAAGATTTGTTGTAAATGCGCTATTAGTTCCAGTAACAACTGGCGATGATGGTAAGCAGCTGATTGAGCCAATTGGATATGGTAAAATCTGCCACACAACTTGGGTTTCTCTAATCAATCCATTATGTGGCTCGTCGTGACGATAATCGGGCCAATCGAATGAGTAATTGAATTTAACAAACTCAGTCTGACCCGTAATGGTATATGTCATAACTGCAGTTAGATAATCTGGGTCTAAAGGTAGAGCATTATCATACAAAGTAAACTCCATCCTTTGTTCTGATATGTCAACTTCTGCGTGATAATCTGAAACAACTTTCCAGTCGTCCGAATGCATAACTGGGTTATATGTTCTAATTATATGTTTAGTTATTTCTGTTTCTGTTAATGGGTAATCTGCTAACCAGTCAAACTTTTCATTAGTCAGCATAACAACCCAGTGATACTCTGGGTTGCCATAAAATTTTTCTGCTATAATTTCTGGTGTGTCGCCATCAACTAAATCATACTCGTCGTAAAGAGCGATGTTACTTAAAATATCTTTTTTAATTCTAACGTTTCTTGTTACATCTTTTACAATTTCAGTTCTTACAGTTCCGTCTTCGTGTTTAAAATCATACAAAAACGATGGAAATTCTTTAAAGTACATTAGAAGCCTCCAGCGATAGTTTCTTTGGACAGAAGCATTAGTTCTCTGAAGCCGAGAGTAATATTAATTTGTGTTGGCATACCGTCTTTAAAAACGTTAAAGTTACCGTTCGGTGTATAGTTTACAGTCATCTCTTCTAACACACACGAAGTATGTCTATGAATGTTTTTATTTTCAACGTGGTTCGTGTAATATGTAATATCAAATTCAGAAGGGTAAATATAAACAAATTGGTTTTCTGTTTTAAATTCTGGGTGCATATGTAACTTGAACGTCTCAATAATATTCAAGACGTTTCTAGACTCAGCAGAGCTTCTTGGGAAAAATTGATAGTCGAACGTAAACTTACGGAAATCAACACCCTTGAAAGTTTGTTCTTTCTTGGGGTTACCAGCGATACCAAGTTTAGAAGAAATAGCACCTGCGTTTGGCACTTTGTTCAACGCTAGGCTGGCTGCAGCCTCGGCTCCAACGGTCACCATTTTATTAACAGAACCTTTGTTGTCTAATGCTTTCATTAGACCATCAGAAATACCTTGAGCTGCTTGAATATTTGCGGAGTCTTCCTCGGACCATTGCATACCATAACGTACAGAAAGCTGGTTTGGTATATGTAGAGCAATGGCTGTTTTTAATCTTCTTAAAGAACGTGTATTATCTGGTGCGAATAAACCAATAGCCCCAGTGCCGATTGCAGCCCCCGCTCCATTCGTTAAAGCTCCGCCAATACCACCACCAGTAACTAAACTTTCAGCAGCGCCAGCGACGCCAGCAGCCGTGATTATACTTTTAGTTGTAATATCTTTACCAATCCAGCTAGTTCTATATCTCGGTTCAATATCAGATGGTAAATATGAGTCTTCCTTAACTTCAGCAAGTTTAGAGTCGTCGCTTATATTGATATAAAAGATAGCATAGTTTCCGCCAAAAGCCTCCGACATGAGGTTATCTGGGTACGTGTGTTGGTCAAACGCATACTTGGTTGCGTCCATCTTATTAGTTCCACGCGGTTGCATCATCTGACTCTTCTCAAGGGAAGAGTTTACGGTTCCCTTGATGCCGTCGTAACCCTCGCTAATTTTTTGCGAAGACCACTGCGCAGCACTTTTACCCATGTTGGTTATATCTGAGAAATCTACCATATTATTCCTAAATAGAATTTGCAGTCATAATTATTTATGACGCTTTTTGAAACTACTCCATTAATATTTATGTTCCATAAAAGAAAGTTTATCCCAACAAATCCACACAAATACACAGGCGATGTATCAAACATCATCATGAGATCGTCGTGGGAAACGAGGTTTGCTAACTGGTGCGATAAAAACCCAGCAGTCGTTTATTGGAGTTCAGAAGAAACTGTTATACCATACCTTTGCCCAACTGACAACAAACTACACCGTTACTTTATAGATTTTAAGATAAAGATTAAGCAAAAAGATGGAACGATTAGGGTATTTCTCATAGAAATAAAACCCCTAAAACAAACTTCTGCTCCAAATTTCCCAGGGAGAAAGACACAAAGATATTTGATGGAGAGCTATACTTTCATAAAAAATCAAGCAAAATGGAAGGCTGCTTCCGAGTACGCTAAAGACCGTGGTTGGGAATTTAAGATATTGACGGAGAATGAACTGGGTATAACTAAATAATAGATATGCCAGTACTCCTTTCACAAACTAAAACTGCTCAACAGATCGCTGCTCTCGATATTTTCGAGAAAAACAAGTACGATCTTAAGGTCACATACCATAAATCCAAAGCGTGGTATGAACAACAAATGGTGCTTTTGATGAAACAGATTCAATCACCATGGGTAGTTCTGAAAGGTAATCCTGGACAACTTACAACTCGTTTATTAGTTGGTAAAATGTACATGTTCGTGTACGACCCCTTAAACAAACGTACATTACCATATTATGACCGCTTTCCTTGCACGCTTCTTTATTCAAGATCAACTCACGGTTTTAGTGGATTGAATTTCCACTATCTGCCATATCAAATGAGAGTGCATCTGTTATTTAGATTATTACAATACAAAACTAATAACAGAATGGATGAAACTACTAGATTACGTTTCCAATGGGCGGCCATCAAAGGTGTGGCTAAATTTGCAGCTGCTGTTCCAGCGTTTCATAATTATAGCTTCTCTGGTCTAAGATCTACATTCAGAGAAATACGAGCATATGAGTGGACGACTGCAGTTTTACTTCCAGTAGAACAATTCGTGAAACTTTCCGACGATAGAATCTGGGACAAGTCCCGTAAAATGGCAATGAGGTTAAGCTAATGGCAAACACAATTTCAGAACAGGCTAAACAAGCCAACCAAAGCAATAGACAAAAAGATTTTATTGCTGAGATAAAAACACAAGGTCTGGCTAGAACAAACAGATTTACGGTTGAACTTTCCCCACCAGCAGAATCCCCTGACAGCTCTAGACGTATTTTACTTTTCTGCGAACAAGCGTCTCTTCCTGGTATCAGCTTCGCCACCACAAGTAATAAATCGTATGGTGAATCAAGAGAAATAGCGTACGACCGTTTATTTGAACCAATCACTCTACAATTTCACGTGGATCGTCACTTTCAAGTGAAAAAGGTTTTTGATAAATGGATGCAGGTTATTCAAGACCCAGTTTCAAAATCTTTTAATTATTATAATAATTACACAACTAAGATTAGTATCGCTGTGCAAGATTTACAAGATATGACATGCTACCAAGTTAACCTGTTTGAATGTTATCCTAAGATTGTCGCTCCAGTTTCTTTAGATGCTGAAAGTAAAGACACTATGCGTTTGCAGGTTACATTTCAATACAAATATTGGGAATCGTCAAAGGTAGAAACGCTTCCTAATGGACTTAAAGTTTCAACCGATAGTTTAAATAAATACATGGATGACTTTTCTGGTTTTCAGGAAAGATTTAGAAAGGGTCTTGGTGAAGCTGCAAACTTTACAACAGGTGCTGTTGGTCAACTTGGTATGAGAGCTTTCTCACAGGTTACATCAAAACTCCCAGCTATTAAATTTTAAGGTTATTTTACAGAATGAATACTGATGAATCTTTGTCAAAAATATTTGACGTAGAACAAATCCCAGAAGAAAAGGTTGAAATATTACCTGCGCTTTCTCAAGGTTCTACTTCATCTGATAAGATAGAAAACGACTACGATACAAGCCGCGATAACCTTCGCGACTTATTAGTTACAGGCAAAACTGCTCTTGAGCACGCACTATCTGTCGCTAAACAATCTGAACATCCAAGAGCTTTTGAAGTTGTAGGTGGGTTGATGAAACAACTTGCCGACATGAATCAACAACTTATGGATATTCACCAACAGAAAAAGAAACTAGAAGAACCTGCTAAGGGTTCGGCTTCTAAAGAAGTAACACACAATAACGCTATCTTTGTTGGTAGCACTGCTGATTTGAGCAAGATGATTAAGAAAATGACAGGAGAATAATATGGCTTTACCATTAAACACAATGCCGACGTTTAACCTAAAAGTACCATCTACAGGTAAAACTATTAAATACAGACCATTTGTTGTTAAAGAAGAAAAGGCTCTTCTTATCGCACAACAGTCTGAAGACGTTAAGGTTATGGTTGATACCCTAAAAGGTGTCATTAAATCTTGCGTTATTGATGACCTAGATGTAGACTCTTTAGCTGTATTTGATATTGAATATATCTTTACTAAGATTAGAGGAAAGTCTGTTGGTGAGAATATTGACTTATTGTTTAGCTGCGACGAAGATCACGGTGAAGAATTAAACAAGAAAGCTGTATCAAAGGTGACGGTAGACGTTGGTACAATCGAAGTCACCAGACATAAAGAACACTCAAATAAGATCGAATTATTTGGAAATGTTGGTATCGTTATGAAATATCCTTCGATTGACAGTTCTAGTAAACTAGAAAACGAAGATGGAACATCAAACGTTGATAATATCTTCGAGGTTGTTATGCAATCAATCGACTTCATTTATCAGGGTGAAGACATTTACTATGGTAAAGACCAAACAAGGGAAGAACTGTCACAGTTTATTAATAACCTGACAAGCGAACAATTTGCGAAGATTCAAAAGTTTTTTGAAACTATGCCAAAACTCTCAACTACTGTTGAGTACACTTGTCCAGTATGCGGTAAACATCACAAGAGAGTCCTGGAGGGGCTCAACAATTTTTTCTCTTAAACCTTTGTCATGATAGCTTAGCAAACTACTATAAAATGAACTTCGCATTAATGCAATATCATAAATATTCATTATCGGAGTTGGAAGATATGCTTCCTTTTGAACGTGAAATCTATATCCATATGTTAGTTCAATATCTTGAAGAAGAAAAACAACGAATAGAGGCACAGAAGAGGGTAACTTAATGGCACTGGTAACTACACAATCTAAACCGTTTATGCAACTTGTTGATTTACAACAGAAGTCGCTCAACACGTTAAATGACATCAAGGACAGTGTAGGTAAAACCGCTGATTCTAAGACTAGCTCTATCCAAGTTGAACAATTAGCAACTCTAAAGAGAATGCTAGATGTTGAAAAGAGTCTTTTAGCAATTAATAAAAAGACCTCGGATAAACAGTTAAAAGATATGAGTGAGCTTTCCAAATCTATGAAGGGTTGGAAAACTTGGGGTGACAGAATTAAAGATATGACGAGAAGCATTGGGGATAATTTAAACCCAACTGCTCTCTCGAAAAAGTTGTTTGGCGCTTTTAATATTGGTGGTGTTTTTAATAAAAAGATCGCTGCTCTAGATTATACTCAGCAAAGAAAAGCTGTCGGCGATACTGGTAAAGATGTTGGCAAGCGTGGCAAGCAATACGCAGATTCTCTGTATAGAGGTTTAAGAGCTCAAGATCAGTTAGATAAGATGCGAGCTTCTGGTGCGTCTGATGATGACATCAAGTCTACTAAAAAGGGTAGATCTGTTCTAAGAGCTGTCTCTAAATCTGAAAGAGAATTAGGTACTCTATCTTCTGGTCGTGCATTAGATTCAAAATCACCACAAGACGCTGCCAATAAAATGGGTGGGAACACGGCTGGTCGTTCTACTGCGCTGGGTAAGACACCATCAGATAAAGGTCTTGTTGCTCAATCTACAACAGACGTTCTAGCAGAAAAACAAACATCGTCCGAACAGCAATTAGAATCATTAAGACAGTCACAATTACAAACTGATCTACTTACACAGATCGCCGTAAACACATCTGCTCTACGTGGAAGTGGCGGTTCATCCGCTGGTGGCGCTGAAGATAAAGGTGCCCAAAAGGGTTCCGGAATGCTTGGTGGTATCGGTAAAGGTATTAAAGGTATCGGTTCAGCTGTTAGCGGTGTTGGTAAAGGTTTAGCAGCAGTTGGTCTTGGTATTGGTATGTTCTTTACTGGCGTGATGAAAGGTATTGCTGATGGTATTGCCGCATTTGGAACAGGTAAAGTTCTAAAAGGTGTAGCTGTACTTGGTACACTCACAGGCGTTATGTGGGGGTTTACTGAAGTTATACAGAAATGGGCAAAAATAGATTGGGACACAATCACTAAAGCAGGTGTTGCAATTGGCGGATTAATGATCCTCGGTCAAGTAGCAGGAAAAGCGGTTGGTGGTTTACTGCAAGGTGCTCTTGGTTTAGGTGCTCTTGGTGCCGCTGTTTGGGTTATTGGTAAGGGTATGAACGAGATGGGCGAGGGTTTGAAAAACTTCGTCGATGGTTTAGAACGTTTATCAAACATTAAAGCTCAGGGTTTATTTGACGTTGCTGGTGGTATGACTGCTCTTTCTGGAGCATTCTTAGCATTCGGCGCAGGCCAAGCAGCCGAAGGTCTTGGCAACCTTGTATCTAGATTTTTAACTATTGGCACAGATTCGCCAGTTGAACGATTAATTAAAATCGGCGAAGTTGGTCCAGGTGTTAAGCAAGCAGCTGAAGGTCTACAAACTCTTAGCGGTGCTATGAAATCTTTCGGTTCAGTAGATGCTTCTTCTATGAAGGGTGTTAAAGAGTTCCCATGGGAACAAGCGACTAAGTTCGCTGCCGCTGGTGGTGCCATGTCTGTCGCGGGCACCAAAGTATATAATGCGTCAAAGGGAAATGCTGATGGTCAGGCTCAAGTTAATGCACAAGGTAAACCTCAAGCATCAACTAATGTTAGCACTGCTGTGCAAAATAACACTACGAATAACCAAGTTATCAAACTTCCATCTAGAAATACAGAATCTAGTTACTCTGCATACTCAAGATCTAGATATGTATAATGATGAAAAGGGAGCTAAAAGCTCCCTTTCTTTTTGCT